TCCAAGAGCACCAAATCCGTTCGCAGCCGCATCGGCAACATCCTTTGCAACATCACTGACTTCATCGGTCGGAGCACTCGGCAGACTTGGACCGGTTGCTACGACAGCTATGTCCGCGGTAACCGCGGGAATTAAGACATCGATGGTGCAGTCCAATCAGGCAATAATGTCTGAAATGGCCACGATGCGTACAACTACGCAGACCGCCATGACAGGTATCCAGGCTGTGGTGGCAGCGACGATGACGATGGTTGTAACGACGATCACAACGGGATCCGCCAACATTACGGCAAAGATCACAACATCAAGTACGCAGATCCGCTCCATTGTGCAGACGACTGGAACTCAGGTAAGAACCAGCACGACAACTTCCATGAATGCGACCGTAGCGGTTGTGACAAGTGGAATGAATCAGATGGTCGCGGCGGTAAGAGCCGGAGGCGCGCAAGCTGTGTCGGCAGCAGGAAGCTCTGCTTCAGGAATTCGTTCGGCGTTCGCATCCGTAAGCCTGTATAGCTCAGGAATGAATATGATGGCCGGATTGGTCAATGGTATGAATTCCATGCGCGGTTCTGTAATGGCAACAGCTAGCAGTATCGCAAAGGCAGCATCGGCATCTATCAACAGTTCGCTGAAGATTCACTCGCCGTCTAAAATCACGATGGAATCCGGTATGTTTACCGGAAAAGGACTTGTGGTCGGAATGGAGAACACTCTCGGCGCGATCAAGAGCGCCGGAGCATCTCTGGGAATGGCTGCAAGCAGCGGGCTAAATAAGCAACTCGTAAACGAACAGCAGACTATCCGGAATAACATCGTACCTGTAGATTCTGAAAGCCAGCAGACAAGAACCATTGATATGCCTGAATTTAAGTCCAGGACTTCCGTCCTCGGAGAAACAGTTCAGAACTTTTCCGGAAATAAAGATTCTGAAAAAGATAAGAAGGATGACGGAGGCGGAACAACCTTCGTATTCAGCCCGACTTATCGATTCGAAGGGGATGCTCCGGACAAGAAGGATATCGTGGAAGCGAACCGCATGAGCCAGAAAGAATTCGAGCGGATGATGAAAGAATATATCAGAAATAAAGGCAGATTGTCATTTGCATAAGGAGGAACGATCGTGGGTACGACATACACTACGATTCAGGGAGACACATGGGATTTAATCTCGTTTAAGCTCTTCGGATCAGAAAAATATATGAAAAACCTCATAGAAGCAAACTGGCCACTGCTGGAAACCCTGGTGTTTTCTTCCGGCACTGTAATCACGGTGCCGGATCTTCCGGAAGAAAGCGACGAAGATGCTCCATTTTGGAGACAGACCGTTGATAACAGCGATGATGTGATCTATGAGTACGCGGAAGGAGACGAAGATGGCTAACGCAAGAAAAGCCAAGCCGACAGTCAAATTCAACGGAAAAAATGTCAATGAATCCATCGCGCCGTATCTAAAAAAGATTGTTTACACAGATGTGGCGTGCGGATCCAGCGACTCTCTGGACATCGTGCTTCAGAACGTAGACATGAAATGGCTGAATGCTTGGTATCCGACAAAAGGTGATAAGATAGACGCTTCGATCTTGTTCGAAAACTGGACAGAGGCGGGAAAAAACTTTACCACGCAATGCGGTAACTTTGTCCTGGATTCAATAGGATTCACAGGCGGGCCGTTGGAGGCCACATTCGGAGGCCTGGCAATTCCAGCAAGCGAATCTTTCAAAGAGACGGAGCGCACCAAAACATGGAAGTCAGTCACGATCCGGCAGATCGGATCCGAGATCGCAAAAAAATATGGCCTCGGATTTTGCTATGACGCAAACAAGATTTCGATTGCAAAAATAGAGCAGTCAGAAAAAACAGATTCCGCCTTTTTGTACAGTATCTGCAGCAGTTATGGGCTGGCTATGAAAGTGTATCGGGGGAAAATTATCATATTTGACAAAGGAAAGTATGAGAAGAAATCTCCAGTAACAACGATCACCAGGAAGGATTTCATCGATGACGAATGGGACTTCAAGGACACGCTGACTGGAACGTACACAGGAGCCAGAACGTCTTACAAAAGCGGAAGTGACAACAAAGAGATCAGTACCTTCATCGGGCTGATCAAAGAAAATGCAACAGGCAGCCGAGTGCTTAGAATCAATGAACAGGCGGACGATATCAACGACGCCAAGTACAAAGCCGCAGCAAGAGTGAATGAATCGAATGAATCAGCGACTACGCTCACAGGGACGATATGGGCAAATCCTAAAGTCATGGCTGGAGTTACGATTACTCTTTCAGGGCTTGGGAAAGCGAACGGCAAGTATTATGTGGATCAGGTCAAGACGACAGTATCATCAGACGGCACCACGCAGGAAATTGAAATCCACAAGTGTCAGACTCGGTTGGTACATGTTCCAGCTACTCCAGCGCCATCAAAACCGGCGAAAACGCCGCAAAAACAGCCGGCAAAAAAGAAAACGTACAAGGTTGGAGATATCGTAAACTTCCACGGTGGAATGTATTACTATTCAAGCTACCCAGGCGCAAAAGGATACATGGGCAATGCTGGTCCGGCTAAAATCACAAAAGTGAATGGCTCGGGAAAAGCACATCCATACCATCTTGTAACAATAAATTGGAGCAAAACTCACTGTTGGGGCTGGGTCAACAGCGGAACATTTGATTAGAAAGGAAACATTCTATGGCAGAGAAGCATATCAGAATCGGGAAAATTTCCAAGATCGACTACGAAAATGGAATGGCGGAAGTGACATATCCGGACATGGATAATGCTGTAACTGCTCCGTTCCCGATTCTCTCGCTTAATGATGAGTATAAAGCACCATTGATCGGGGAGGAAGTTCTGGTTTTACATTTATCCAACGGGACAGCCAATGGTGTCATTCTTGGACCATACTGGAATGTCGCCAATCCGCCGGCCGTATCCGGAGAAAAGGTATACCGAAAAGAATTTTCCAAGACACCAGGTCAGGCATACATCCAGTTTAAGGATGGGACGGTGGAATACAGAGGTCCAGCAATCAGATACATCTGCGCTTCAGGAACCTTCACGGCGGCGCAGGTTCTGAAGCTTTTCGAAAGAGTCAGCGCTCTGGAGAAAACAAATGAAAACCTGCTCGGAAGATTGGAAGCGTTGGAAAAGAAAGTGTAGGCGATGAGTTGAATGGCTACTGTTGGAAATTTTGGAAAACTGATCACATTTGAGGTCAGCTCAAACAAAATGCTGGCTCTGAGTGATTTTAAACGGACGGTTGTCGGAAGATGGAAAAAACATGAAATTATCGGCGCTGCACCGCGGCCTGAATTTCAGGGACCAGACTCAGATGAAACAACCGTCACAGCAATTCTATCTGCAGAGCATGGCGTAAAACCAAGGGCGACCATCGAAAGGCTGGAATCCGCTGTCAGATCCGGAGAAGTTGACTATCTGATCATCGGCGGGAAAAGAGTCGGATCCGGAAAAGTATACATCTCGAGTATCAGCGAGGAATGGGATACGATCTGGAGCAGGGGAGAACTCGTAAAAGCAACGATCAATATCACGTTTGCAGAGTATGCGTAAGGAGGAAGCAATGAAAGAGATTGACAACATTGAAATCAAATCAACGGCAGGGCTTCCGGATGTTGAAAAATACAACCTGCAGCTAAAAGCCCTTATCACGACGAAAGCAGGTACGCTTCCAGGGAGCAGAGGGTTTGGAATATCCCCCGATATTCTCGATCTCGGTCCGGAGCAATCCATCAATCTGCTCGCGCTCGAACTCGCAGAAAAGGTTGATCAATATATCCCGGATATTACTGTTTCAGGAATTGATCGTTCCGCAAATGGAAAAGGAGTCGTAAAAACACAAATTTATATAGAGAGGAGGGAGCAAGGATGATCGACGAAATTTTAAATTTGCCAGACGTCAGCTTCATCGACGATCTGCAGCTGGACGATGTGCAGGCTCAGTTGGTCCGGGACTATCAGAACCGGTATAAAGAAATAACCGGGAAAGATGTGGCTCTTGAACGCGCGGATCCGATGTCGTTGATCCTATATGCACTTAGTATCCAGATATACCAGGCGCTTCTGTACGTCGATAAGACCGGAAAACAAGATCTTCTGAAGTACAGTTACGGTGAGTATCTGGATAATCTGGCAGCAATGAAAGGAATTGCGCGGGAGCAGGCGAAACCGTCAAGAGCGATGATCCGCTTTACTCTTTCTGGAATCCGGCCAAACACGGTGGAGATCCCGGAAGGAACCAGAGTCACCAATGGAGAGATCTATTTTCAGACAGAGTCGCCTGCTGAAATTCCAGCAGGCGGAACCAGCGTAGACGTAGCTGCAGAATGCATGACAAGCGGCGTGGCTGGAAATAACCTGGAAACAGGAGAAATCAATGTCTTAGTGGATCCAGTGCCATACGTGGCCAAAGTAGCCAACACAGAGCCAACAACCGGAGGTGCTGACATCGAAGACGACGATACTCTGAAAGACAGAATCTACATTGCTCCGTCGAAGTACTCCGTAGCTGGCCCGGAAGAATCCTACCGATACTGGCTCAAAACTTATAACGCCAACATCTCTGATGCTCTGATTTACAGTGATGATCCGGTAGATGTCACGATCGAATTTATTATGACCGACGGAGAATTGCCTTCAGAAAGCATGCTCCTGGGTGTCCAGAAATTCTTGTCTGACGAACAGATCCGGCCACTGACCGATCGCGTAACGGTCAAAGTTCCGGAAACCGTAGATTACAAAATCAACGTAAAATATTTTGTAAACCAGAGCGATCTGAAGAAAGTGGACACAATCAAAACAGCCGTAAATGCGGCCGTAGACGATTACATCATATGGCAGCGGAGCAAGATCGGCAGAGACATCAACCCATCGCAGTTGATCCAGCAGATGATGTCTGCAGGTGCAAAACGTGTGGAGGTTACTCTTCCAGTGTTCCAGGTCATCGGGAAGGCCAACGTGGCTAAGCTTTCCTCAAAAACGGTGACGTACGGAGGCTTAGAGGATGATTAGTTTTACCGGTGGGGGGCTTATAGATGTATGGCCGGACAAAGAATCGCCACAGATTCAGGCGTTAAGCTACGCCATGCAGCAGGCCATGATCCGAGTTAAGAACTACGCCGATCAGGCTATGTGTTACAGCATGATCGATGATCTTCCGGAAGATATTCTGGATTATTTCGCTATTGAGATGAGGACTATGTATTACGAGCAGAACCTGGAAATTGAGAGAAAACGCGAAATCGTCAAGAATACCCTGAAGTGGTATACATACGCAGGTACGCCGGCGACTGTCGCAGAAATGGTTGGGGTAGTCTTCGGATCCGGAAAGATCGTGGAGTGGTTCGATTATGACGAGCCGCCATTTACACCCGGAACCTTTGATATCATCACTTCTGCGCGTTTGACTCCAGATATCATCGAGCTGTTAAACGCAATGATCCAAAAAGTCAAGAATGTCCGATCACATATCCGGCGGGTAACGATCATCAGGGACGTGCACTCAGCGATGCACCTGGCTGTCCTTCAGACGGCTGTACAGGAATGTACTGTCCTGAACATCATCCGCGAAGACAAAGAGGCAGGACAGACCACATACGCGGCCACGGCAGCAGGTACCAGAGGCAGAGATACCATCGTGCTCAATACGACTTCCGGAGAAGTACAGGCAGCGCAGACAAGCCATCAGGCGTCCATTGGTATTATCGATCAGGCAAGAAGCACAGAAGTCTACAATACTCTACATGCAGATGCCGGAATTTCGGCCGGAAATCATCTGGCGACGCTTGGATCCGTAACAGACAATCGGACCTGCGTCACGAATGAGACTGCAGGCAACGCGGCAGCTCATAGCGCAACTACCGTCGCCCAAAAGGGAGACGCCTACAACATCACATCATTTATCAAGGAGGAAAAACACTAATGTTAATGTGGAATCCCAGTAAATTAACAACAGCAGGAAAAGCGCTCCTGGCAAAAGCTCAGGCAGGACAGACAACCATCAAAATCACGAAGGCGCAGACAGGATCCGGTTCTTATTCTTCAGGAGAAAATATCGAAACCAGAACGGCTCTGAAAACCCCGAAACAGACCTTCCCGATTCAGAATAAGGTGATCAGTGATGCAGACAACACCGTGATCCTGAAGATCGCAATCACCAATAAGAGCGAGGACAGCACTCTGAGCACAGGATACGATATCACGGAGTTCGGTGTCTTTGCGCAGGATCCGCAGAAAGGGGAAATCCTGTATTCCATCGCTACCGCATCCACAAGCGATTATATGCCGGCGTATAATGGCGTGCTCCCATCGGTAATCAACATGAGTTATTACCTGGAAGTGTCCAATGCCGCGAACGTAACCATCAACAGCGCCGGAGCTTTGGCTCTTCAGGCGGACCTGGAAGCTTTGGAAACAAGGGTAACCTTAATCGAGCAGAGCAAGGTGGAGCTTTTGGCGGCCAGAAGAAAAGTCGGATCCAGCTCCGCAACGTGGGAAAGAGTGGGAGATGCAGTCGGAATGATCTGTAAGGCAGCAGTCGGAAACGGCACTGTACAGAACGATATGATGAGTCATTATCCATTCAGCGAAATGCGTCCATGCAACCTGGCAGAAGACAGAACCGTAAATGCATACCTGGGAGATGCAGACTTTCAGTGGGACGGATCCAACGGAGACGTTATGCTTGAAGTCCCACTTACATATACAGGCCGATGGTTTGAAACCGACGCTGACGGTGTGAAGTGGGAATACAGAGGTATATCATCCGGGCCAATCGGACACCTGCATCTGGACCATATGTTTACAGACGGTCCAGATCGAAGAATCAGCGAAAAAGTATATTTGCCAATTTTTCCTGGTTCATTGAGTTCGATACCGTCAGGAGAGGTAGTTGCACTTAAACTGGAATCCAAAGCAGGAGCATTCCCAGCTCATAGCAGAAATCGTGACACCTTTAGAACAATTTGTTCAACAAAAGGCGATAACTGGTACTTGGACGACGTATGGGCAATGCACTTCTTAGACACCTGCTTCATCGTTATGTTCGCCAGCTCAAACGCCCAGGCAATCCTCGGCAGTGGTAGAACAGAATTCCCTGAAGACGGAACAAAAGGTCTGGCACTTCAGGAGAGAACAGGAAACTACATCACAGTAGAAAAGACATACGGAAACAGATTCGCAGTCGGCCAGGGTATCTCAATCGGAGCAGGACTCTGGTCACAGAGTCTGGCAGCAGACAGAAGAGTTACAAAGATTGAGGATTCTTCCGAAGTAGAAAATGCAGTGTGCGTATATTTCGATGGAGATCCGGTGGCAATTAAGACAACAAGCGTGTTATGGTCTTCGCTTCAGCCGACAGGGGCAACCATCGAAATGGCGTCTCCGAACGGAAGAGTTGATGGAAAGACGAACGGAATGAGTGCAGTACGTTTCCTCTGGATCGAGGACTGGTACGGAAACATGTGGCAGTTCCGCGATGGTGACAACATTAAGAACTGGCAGCACTATTATTGCAACAAGCGCAGCAGCTATGCGGATAAAGTATACGAAGGAGACTATTTCAAAGTAGGCTATGAAGCAGCGAAGGCGAACGGATATGTCAAAGAATTTGGCTATGACCCGGAGTGGCCGGAAATTGAAATCTGCACCGATGCAACAGGCTCATCAGGCACATTCTTCCCTGACTACTATTATCAGACCGAAGGCGGTGAGCTGGTTATCTCCGGTGGTTGCGTGTGCGACGGCACGAGTGCCGGGCCTTTCTATCGGTACTGCGGCAACGGCTCTGGTGCTTCGAACTGGTACTTCGGCGTGCGCCCTCAGGCAAGAAAATAACCATTTCAAGGGGGACCGGGGGATTTTCTCCCCCGGAGGCTTCCCGGCAAAGGAACCTAACATATGCATGCCAGGAAAGCAGCGTCCTCTTTGAAATCTGGAATATGTAACTTGTAAATTATAGGGAATAAAAGCACGCGCGCTCGGTGGTTATCTCCGGTGGTAACGTGAACAACGGCACGAATGCCGGGCCTTTCTATCGGAACTGCAACAACGGCTCTGGTAATTCGAACTGGAACATCGGCGGGCGCCCACTTTGTTAATTATCTCAATATAGGCATTTTTCCAATTTTTGATATATAAAAATGCCGTGCTTTTATTTGCAATCTTAAAGATTGCCGTCATTCAGACGCCTCACCGCTTGGTGAAAATTAAGGCCGTAAATGGCACCGGTTAGTAGCAAGTCTGAAAGCCGGTGAGGCTAACAAAGAGATAAGAGTAGACCATGAAACCAATTAAGTACACAAAGAGAATCGGTCACCTCTTCGAGAGAGTTGTAGACATCGATAATCTGAAGGAAGCAATCAAGAATGCAGCGAAGCATAAAATGAACCGGCCATCTGTTCAGAGAGTCATAAACGACCTGGACAAGTACGCAGGGAAGCTGCAGGAGATGCTTATCACAGAATCCTTCAGAACGCATAAGTACACGATCCGTGAAATCAACGATGGAATCAAGAAGAAAAAGCGTATCATCGCAGTTCCTCGATTCTTTCCTGATCAGTGCGTGCATCATGCATTCGTTCAGGTATTCAAAGAAATCGTGATGCATGGAGCCTACGAGTACAGCTGCGGTTGTGTTCCAGGAAAAGGAACCGACGGAGCGAGGAAAATCATAGAGCATTGGATCGCAAAGGATCCGGCAGGAACCAGCAAAGTCGCGCAGATCGATGTGAAGCAATGCTATCCGAGTATCCCGCATGAGGAGCTCCGGAAGAAGCTGGAAAAGAAAATCAAAGACCGTAAGTTTTTAAGATTAGCTTTTAAAATTATCGCAAGCTATCAACAGGCTATGGCCACACATACCCGTATGCTACCGGAGATTGATGCAGTCGGCATCCCGGTAGGGCTTTACACGTCGCCATGGTTCCTCAACTTTTTCTTTCAGGATCTAGACCACAAGCTCAAAGAAGTATGTGGAGTCCGACATCTCACCAGATACGTCGACGACATCATCCTGTTTGATTCATCTAAGAAACGACTGCATGCAGCAATAAGATATACGTCCGGATGGCTAAATAAAGTGAAGATGCGAATCAAGGATACCTGGCAGGTTTTCCATCTGCGCATTCGCCCACTCGACTTTTTGGGGTATAAGTTCCATAAAGGATGGACGACGCTCCGTAAGTCGGTTATGTACAGAATTTCAAGGAAAGCAAAAGTCATATCCAAGGAAGAGTACATCTCCAAAACGAACGCCTCTGGAATGATCAGCTACATGGGTTTTATAGATCATTCAGACTCTCATGGATTCTATGAGAAATGGATTCAGCCGTTTGTAAACATTAAGCTATTGAAAGGAGTAGTCAGTCATGAAAACAGAAAGCAATATCAAACCCTCTGTGCGGCTTGAAATTGAGGCCTTCCCGAAGCGGGAAGGAGCCGCATGCACAGTAATCCTGTATGACAATATCGAAGGCCCCCTGGAGCGCCAGGCGGCCTCAGAAGGAGAATCAGCACAGGAATACTACAGATATGATCGCTTTGAAATCAAAACCAGATACAGAGAAAATCTGGCAGAGAGTGTAGAGGCGTCCTTCGATTCCTGGCTTCAGCAGGCAAAAGATGCAGAAGAAGCAGGAGCGGAGCTGACCGAAATCGAAGCTCTTCAGAAGGAAGTAAAAATGCTGAAATCTGAAAAAGATGACCTCAGCAGCGTAGTTGATGACCTGATCATCGCATCTTTAGGAGGTGACGATCTCAATGTATAAAAGACTGAAAAGATTATACCAGCAGGGCCGTCTCACAGACGAAGCGCTTCAGACTGCAGTGGAGAGAGGCTGGATCACAGAAGATGAAAAAGAAGAAATCATCGCCAGCAAGCCAAAAGACGAATAATTTCTCCTGCTGCCATAAAGCCATAACACTCTGCAGGATGTCCCTGGAACCTTGCCAGGAAGAGTCCTGCAGGCATTATGGCCAATGCGGTGAATGCCGCGACTATCACATTTCGGCTAAACAAAACCCGTGCCTGGAATGCAAATACTGCAGACAGGGAGGATAACCGGATGGAAGCATTCATGGAATTATTTGGAGAATACGAGATACTCGGACTCACCGTTTATAAATGGGGACTGCTCATCGTGGCGCTGATCTTCGTATGGAAGACAGGAGGAAAGATTGTAAAAAGAATCAAGGAACTCCTGGACGCCTATCAGAAGCGAGAAGAGGAGCTACAAAAAGCACTGCAGCAAGTAGCGCAGTACCCTAAATGGCGGCAGCAGAGTATCGAGATTCAGGAAAAAATCAATAACCAACTCAGTGAGTTGTCTAAACACCAGGTCCAAACATCGCAGAAAATCGATAAGATGGAAGAAGACCGGAAGGCAGGAGAGCTGAATAAACTGCAGGCGCAGCTTCTAAGTTCTTACCACTATTACACAAACGAGTATAAGAATCCGCAGCTTGCATGGAGCAAGATGGAATCGAAGTCGTTCTGGGATTCATTCGGAGATTATGAGAAGCTCGGTGGAAACGGGTTCATGCATTCGGAAGTCCAGCCAGCCATGAACCGATTAGAAGAAATTGAAATGGACGACACAGATAGACTGGTGGAATTATACGCCAGCAGAAGATCTTAAGGAGGTAACACATATGGAATTACTGAATTTTTTGAAACAGGTACCGCTCCCAATCCTGATTTTAGTGATCGGAGCACTCCTGATCGTAACACTTATCATGACTTTTCAGTATTTCAAAGCAAAGGGACTGGAAGGAATCCGTACTGACGTTTACGTGCTTATCCTGAAGGCAGAGCATATATATAACGAATCCGGTCAGGGGAAGCAGAAACTTAAATGGGTAGTAAGCCAGGCACGTGGACTTTTGCCGAAATGGCTGCAGGTATTCATCACAGACGACGACCTCATGATATTAATTGATAAGTGGTTTCGAGGCGTCAAGGATCTGCTGGATGACGGAAAAGTGAATGGGTCGTATCGACAAGGAGAAAAATGACATGGCGATTTCGAGAACAAAAAATACTGATACAGCATACAACTGCCTGATCGCTGCTGGTGCGACAGTGTGTGGAGCCTGCGGAGTAATGGGAAACCTCTATGCAGAGTCTGGATTCAATCCGCGCAATCTCGAAGACTTATGTGAGAAGCGCCTCGGTCATAAGTACACAGACGATACTTATACTGAGGCCGTAGACAGTGGAGAGATTTCCCGGGAGTTATTCTTGCATCCGATGGGAGACAGCCGGCAGTACGGCTATGGCTTGTGCCAATGGACAAGCGCAGGACGGAAAGCCGGGCTGTACGATCTGGCAAAGCAGAGAGGAGTATCGATCGGAGATCCGACCCTGCAGATCGAATACATGATTTCAGAACTGCAGAGCAGATATCGAAGCGTTTTCTACGCTCTCAAAAATGCAACGACTGTGCAGGAGGCGTCGGACATCTTTCTGCAGAAATTCGAGCTGCCCCTGGATACTGGGGACAGCGTAAAAAGTAAACGAGCCAATTATGGAGAACAGTATCTCATGCTCTATCAGGACAACAACGATAAGGAGGAAGGAACTATGAGCTTAATCTCAAACAGTGGACACGATGAAAACGGCAGATATTCCGGCGGCAGAGCCGGAGATCAGACAGGAACCGAATGGGCGTTGATCCCGTGGTACTCCCGTCCCTGGAAGTGCGTACTGCGGCATCCGAACTCTGCAGTACGTGCAAAAATCGCAGAGCTTGGTGTCAAGGCGGCGAAAAACGACCTGATTGGTTACGATCAGGGACAGCGTGATACATACTGGCAGCACCTCAAAGCCAGCAACTACGATCCATCGCAGATCACCATCGCCTGCGAGGCAGACTGCTCCGCGGGAGTCATAGCAAATGTCAAAGCGGTCGGACACCTGCTCAACATCGATTCTCTCAAAAACCTGAAAGCAACTTACACCGGAGATATGCGATCAGCGTTCAGAGCTGCAGGTTTTACCGTCCTGACGGACAAAAAATACCTGAACGGACCTGACTACCTGCTTGCCGGGGACGTCCTCTTAAACGATGGATTACACACGGCAACCAATATTGCTGACGGCGCGGAAGCAGGCGGAAACTCTACGAGCACCGGATCCGGCAGCAACAGTGCCAGAAACAACGTTTCTGATGGCCAGAAATGGCTGAATAGCAACTACGGAGACAAGCTTCTGAAATTCTGTGGAGCAAAGCTGCGCGTGGACGGAGACTACGGAACCAAATCCAGATGGGCTACCCTGGCAGTCTGGAAAGACCTTATGAATCGGAGATATGGCACCGCGCTGGATCCGACCAATGAAAACTTTTTTGAGTCCTGCAAAAAAGTTGCCTCGAAAGCTACCGTAAGTCATGGAACCCAGGGAACTTTTACGTTCCTGGTTCAGTTCATCCTTGCGGCGAAAGGTTTCTATTTCGGCAGCATGGACGCGCTTTGCGGCGACGGTTTGACCGCCGCGATAAAATCATTTCAGAAGTCCAAAGGCCTCGAGGCCGATGGATACTGCGGAGCCAACACCTGGTACGCACTGTTCAACTAAAAAAAGAAGGCTGGGAGCTTATGGCTCCTGGCCTTCTTTTAATTCCGGAAAAAGAAAGATATCCCAAACTTGCTGCGGATCCAGTGAATACCGGACCGCGATGCGGCGTATATGATTTACATTAAACTGCTGCCGACCATTCCAGATGGTCGAAAAATTCGGTACGCTCATCCCAAGATAAGCAGATAAGTCTTTATTGTAATCATGGTAGGCATCCATAATCTTTTTTAATCCTTTTTTATCAAACATTTGCCGAAGCTCCTCCACGTGTTCTTATTTTAAGATAATTTTATTCATTTTTTCAACGATAACATCGAGCTGGCGATTGTACTCTGCGATAACATTCACGTCCTCAGTGTAGCCCATTGCATCAAAGATTTTATTGTATTCAGCCTGCAGTTTTTCAAGATTTTTATTTGCTTTCATTTTAGATACCTCCGAGTTTTTTATTTGCTTTCCTTTAGGTTGTCTGTATATTAACTCTGGTACCGCTACTATTCAAGTTATTTATAACCGTAATTTGCACAAAGATCTCGGCCGGTTTTTGGTGGTAATTAGTATAATTTATAACTACTTGGAAGTCATGGATCCGTCCGGAAAGAACCGGCGCATCTGGTACCGGCCAGCCCAGGTAAAAGATACAAGAGCCATCTGACCGGATGCCGCAGCTTCCTGCCTGGCAGCTCGGAAAGCCTGGTCCTGGCTCTGCGTTTCCATATAGAAGCCGCCAGCACCGTGCACACGATAGATCACATTCATAAAAAGACCTCCTTTATTTTACATTCACTTTTTTATCATGCGGTCGAACCCCACCATTATAAAATAGTGAGGTTTAGAGCGTAATAAAAAGCCGCTCCCCGTCCCAAGTACACTCCTGAATCACAGCGCGAGCGATCGCGTTTTTTTCTTTGTCGTCGAAGCCATCCAGACCATGAATCAGCTTCGCAATTTCCGCAGCCGTGGCCTTGGCATCCTTCGCACTGGCAGCAGCCCGGTGGCTTTCCATCTCGGCCAGCGAGGCTTCACGCTTCAGAGCACCCAGCTCAACGTCCAGGCGTTCCATTTCTGCGATGATATACTTTGATGCAGCGGAATCCTCGGCCATGGCCAACGATGCAGCCAGGCGGCCGATCTTACGCTCACAGACAGACACGCGAGCCTGCGCAGCTTTCAAATCAGGAACGTCGGCCGGAGCTTCCGTTTTGACGAATTTCTGAATCAAGCCAGGATCGGCCGCGATACCACGAAACAGCTCCAGAACCTTCTCATCCAGCAAATCGCATTTGATCTGGCTCATGTCGCAGGCGTCCACACCCTGCCTCATCCGCTTCCTGCAGTAGTACCAGGAAGAACAGGTACCGTCGCCCTTTTTCTTTCTGGATATCTGCATCAGGTTCCCACACTTGCACCGGAGTACACCCTTCAGGAGAGGCACCGGCCACTTTGCGTCCTTGATGCACTTGTTCTGAGTAAACCGGGACTGCACCGCGAGCCATTTCTCGGCAGGCATGAAGGGCTTGTGCTTTCCAAGACACACGGTCCATTTCTCAGGCGGCTGCACCTGGTGCTTTTTGTTTTTCTCGGTCGACCGGCCATAGATGATCACACCGACGGATCCGTCCCACATTTCACGCGGGGAGCCAGGATCCATGATGCAGCCCTTCGCGGCATAGAAGTCGTAGACCTCCGGAGTCGCCTCGACGCAATACGGCATGGTCAGCATTTTATGCAACTGCGTGGTTGAGAAGAACTTCCCGGCGCGCGTCCGGATGCCCTGGTTTTTGAAACGTGTCTCCATCCCCTGCAGACTGCAGTTATAAGCCAGGAAGGTATCGAAGATCTGCGTCACGTAGCGAGCCCCGTCCGGATCCACCTCAATGGAGCAGTGCTTCTTCCCATTCACAACAATATGCTTCCTGACGTAGCCAACCGGAGGATTACCGCCAGTCCAGTATCCCTTTTTAGCAAGGCCCAGCATATTATCCGTAACACGGGCCGCGATGGTTTCACGCTCCATCTGAGCGAAGACCACCGTGACATACATCATGGCGCGCCCGATCGGCGTCGTGGTGTCGATGTTTTCCTTTATTGAGATGAACATCACGCCATGCTCCTCCAGGAGCGCGTAGATATTCGCAAAGTCCCGGACGTCCCTGGAAAGACGATCCAGCTGATAGACTACCAGGACATCGCAGAAACCGCCCTTTATAAAAGACAGCATACGCTGCAGATCCGGCCGGGACGTATTCGCACCAGTGAAGTCTTCATCAGAGAACTGCTGCCAGGAATCCACCTGACCGGAAAACTTCGACTCGCAGTATTCCCGGTTCATCCGGAACTGATTATCGATTGAATCTGATTTATCAGAAAATACGGATTTTCGTCCGTAGGAAAAGAACCTCATCGTCTCACCTCCCCAAAAAGAGTATAAAAAATAAACCCTTGCGGATTTACGGAAACGGCTGTAAAATAAGATTTGATGATTTACGTCAAATTATGCAGCTTCCGCAAGGAAGAACAGGTCGCCTGGTGTTCGCAGCACTGGGCGATTTTTTTATTTACATTTCTTAATTAACGCACGCAATCCGGGGAGAGTCTCCACGAATTCATCCTCCAGATCTGAAACAGATAACCAGGAAGACAAAAGCAATTTGTGGTCAATTAAAAATTGAAGTATTGGCCGCGGCAGACCTCGATCCGGAAACAAAGGCACCTCATCCAGCGCATGCTGAATCAAAGCAGACGCATCAGCGCGATACATTCCATCAAGCATAGGAACGTTTAATTTTCCCATAAGCTCAAGCTGAGCCTCAGTAACTTCTGGCATTTCCAACTCACAAGTAAACGGAGGGAGCAGGCCAGTACGCGCCTCCACGTCAGAGATCGCCTCCCAGGAACCACAGAGAACACGTCTGGTGTTTTTTCTCCTGGTCCCTGGGTTTATTCCGGTAATCTTATACCGAAGAATGCGATCGTCAGGCAGTACGGATACGGATCGCCGCGGAACAATTCTATCAAAAAATCCCACGACTACGCCTCCTTTTTATTGGTTCCTCCGTTTCCACCATTCGAGAGAGATGATC